GCCACCAACATCAACACCGTGGCCGGCATCGCGTCCGATGTGGACACCGTGGCCGGTATCGCCGGCGACGTGGCTGCCGTTGAGAACATCGCCTCGAACGTGACGACCGTGGCAGGGATTGCAGCCAACGTGACGACTGTGGCCGGCGTCAGCTCGGCAGTCAGCACGGTCGCCAGCAACAGCACCAACGTGTCCACTGTGGCAGGCATCTCGTCGAACGTCACCACCGTGGCTGGCGTGGCAGCCGATGTGACCACCGTGGCGGGCATTGCGTCCGATGTGGCGGCTGTGGAAAACATCGCGGCCAACGTCACCACCGTGGCTGGCATCAGCTCTGCGGTATCGACCGTGGCGACCAACAACGCCAACGTGTCCACCGTGGCCACGAACATCGCATCGGTGAACACTGTGGCCGGCGACATCGCCGCGATCATTACCGCGGCCAACGACCTGAACGAGGCGGTGTCCGAGATCGAGGTGGTGGCCAACAACATCGCCGACGTGAATACGGTGGGTGACGCGATCGCCGATGTGAGCGCGGTGGCCGCGATTGCCGCTGATGTGTCGATCGCTGCGGACAACGTGGCCGACATCACCAACTTCGCCGATGTGTATCAAGGGCCAAAGACTAGCGCGCCAACACTGCGCAACGACAGTAGCGCGCTTCAAGAAGGTGACTTGTACTTCAACACCGTAGACGACCAGATGAAGGTCTACACGGGCGCGCTCTGGCAGTCCGTTGGATCAACCGTCAATGGTACTGCGGCGCGCTATCGCTACATTGCTACAGCCGCGCAAACAACTTTTAGCGGAAGCGACTCTAACAGCAACACCCTTGGCTACGACGTTGGGTTCATCGACGTATACCTGAACGGTGTGCGATTGGATCAAAGCGACTACACAGCGACTAGCGGCACTAGCGTCGTGCTTGGGTCAGCAGCCGCGTTGAATGACGAGCTCAACATTGTTGCGTATGGTTCTTTTGAGCTGGCCGACCACTACAACAAGACCGATGCCGACAGCCGGTTCGTGAACACGGCTGGCGACACGATGACCGGCAACTTGACGCTGTCGCAAGCAGGCTCTGGTCGCACGCTGGCTGTTATCAACACCAGCGACAGTGATCGCGGATTTATCGCTCGCACAGGTACGAACAAGGTACAGGTCGGCACTAACTCAGGCGTGTATGACCTTGAGCTCGTGATCGACGGAAATGCCAAAGCAAAGATCGACACCAACTTCCAACGCCACAGCGTCATCCCAAGTGGCTCGACGATGTACCCAGCCTTCGACTGCCGAGCATGGGTGAACTTCAACGGCACTGGGACTGTGGCGATTCGTGGCAGCGGCAACGTGAGTTCAATTACGGACAACGGCACTGGTAATTACGCGGTGAACTTCACCACGGCAATGCCTGATGCTAACTACTCCCCGCTTGTTGTGCAGGGCAACGATAACACTGCTAACTCAGGAGTGCGTGGCGCAAACGTTTTGGCAACTCAAGTGGCGCCAACAAACTCCGCTGTTCGCGTTGGTACATGGGTGTCCACAGGAACGCGATCTGCGGAAGATGAAGAATATGTCTTTGTCGCCATCTTCCGCTAACCCAAAGGAACCAGAATGACTCAACGAATCATTTACCCTACTGACGAAGGCGGCGTGGCTGTCATCGTCCCAACACCAGACGCTGTCGCAATGCTGGGGATCGAGGCCATCGCGCTCAAGGATGTGCCCACTGGCAAGCCCTACAAGATCGTCGATGTCGCTGACATCCCAAGCGATCGCAGCGAGCGTGCAGCGTGGGAGGTCGACGAGGCCGAGCTCACCGATGGCGTCGGCGCCGACTACGGTGTCGGCTCGACCAACGCCGTGGTGGGCTGGAATGAAGACGGCACGCCCGTCGTGGAGGCACAAGCATGATCACGATCAACCCAACCAAGACCGCGGCGGTCAAGCAGGAAGCCTGCAAGGCCGAGGCCAAAGTTTTGCTCGAGCAGACAGACTGGTCCCAGGTGGCCGACGTTGCTGCCGCGCTGACGAACAAGTCAGCCTTCGACACCTACCGCGCAGCAGTGCGCGAGATCTATCTCAACCCCGTCGCCGAGCCCGTATGGCCAGAGCGGCCTGAAGCAGTTTGGAGCGAATGATGGGAAAAGCACGAAACCTGGCGCGACTTGTCGTTGACGGTGGCGGCACCATTGGCAGCGAGAATCTGACCAACGCACCAAATCCGATTGTTGCCGGCACGATTGCATACCTTGGCATGAGCAGCGCACCAACTGGCTGGCTTAAAGCCAACGGCGCTGCTGTCTCGCGCACGACCTACGCGTCTTTGTTCTCGGCGATTGGCACCACCTATGGCACAGGCGATGGCTCGACCACGTTCAACGTGCCTGACTTGCGCGGCGAATTCCTGCGCGGCTTTGATGATGGGCGCGGCGTTGATTCCGGGCGCGGAATTGGTACGACTCAAAGCCACCAGATGCAAAGCCATAACCATTTGACAACTGATAGAGAGCGAAGAAACGGATATGGTTACGGCGCAGGCGCATTGGTTGAGCGCTCGCCCTCAGATAGCTATCAGGGACAGTTATCAAGCCTTTTCAGCAGCCAAGGCGGGACAACCAACTCCAGCGAGAACCGACCCCGTAACGTGGCATTGCTGGCCTGTATTAAGTTCTAAGGTGACGCCATGAAAATTTACCACTACGACGAAGACGGAAAATTTATCGCTGAAAGCGTGGCCGATGCTGACCCCTTGGAGTCGGGCCGCTGGCTGATCCCTGCCAACGCCACCGACGTAGCGCCGCCTGATCACATAGAAGGATCGACCCGTCATTTCATCTCGGGCGGCTGGGAGTATCGCGATATTCCGCAGCCCGAGCCAGGGCCTGCGCAGCCTGACTATGCGCCGACATACGCAGAGCTTCGCGCCAGCGAATACCCGCCAATCGCCGACTACCTCGATGGCGTGGTCAAGGGCGACCAAGCGCAGATCGACAAGTACATTGCGGACTGCTTGGCTGTAAAGGCCAAGTACCCCAAGCCATCGGCGCAGTGATGAGATACAAGCAACACGATGAAAGAGCAGCATGGAACCAGGTGAAATTGATCCAGTGAAGTACGGCGTCCTCTGGGAGCGCGTGCAAAACATGGACAAGAAGATCGACAAGATGGAGGGCCAGATCAGCGAGCTGCTCGAGCTGGCCAATAAATCCAAGGGTGGGTTCTGGGTCGGTATGACGATCGCCTCTGGCGTCGGCGCTGCCGTGTCCTGGCTCGCCGGTCACTGGAAGGGCTGAACATGATCGGCCTGTTGCTTGATCCAGAAGCCGCGCTCGACGCGGTCAACAAGGCCGTCTCACTGGTCAAGAAGGCCAGCGCTACGGCGCAGAGCGTGGAGTCCCTGGCCCCCATGCTGGGCAAATACTTCGACGCCAAGGCAAACGCCATTGCATCGGCCGAGGCTGCCAAGGCCGGCACGTTCGGCGGCTCGTCCATGGGCAAGGCGCTCGAGATCGAGCTGGCCATCGACTCTCAAAAGGAGTTCGAGGAAGACCTGAAACGTCTGTTCTGGAACGCCAACAAGATGGACGTGTGGCAAAAGATCAAGGCGCGTGCCACGGTCATGGAGGCCGAGGCCGCCAAGGCTGCGGGCAAGGCCAAGGAAGATGCACGGCGCAAGAAGCAAAAAGAGCAGGAGGAGCTCGAGACGGCGATCGCCGTCATCTTGTCCGTTGTGATCTTCGTCATCCTGATGTGGGGCGGGTGGGAGTTGTTTTCCTTCTGCCGCAAGTACGGGTGCTGACGATGTGTGGGAGCTGCTCAAGTGGTTCGATGTTGGCACAGACTGGAAGCTCGGCTTCGACCGGTTTCTCAAGTTCTGTTGCATGGCCATCATGGCCAACTGGGTGCTCGACATGCTCTACGTTTTGCCGGTGGACGACTCCAAGTCGGTCATTGAGTTTTTAAAATCAAACATACCATTTGGAGGTGGTGATGGCTAAGTCCCTTGAGAAAAATTCCAAGTACAACGAGTTCGACGTCGATGGCGATGGCATCGTCACCGACGAGGAGCTCAACCGATCGGAGCGAATGATGCAGATCGAGAACATGGACAAGCTCGCCGACCAGCAGCGCGTCATGGCCTGGGTCGCGATGTTCATGCCCTTTGCCATCATCATCTTCATGTGCGCGCCGTTCGTCGATCTCGACAAGGTCAGCGCACTGATGGGCCTGGCCACCACCTTCTGCGCGGCCATGGGCACGATCGTCGTGGCCTTCATGGCGGCGACCGCCTACATCCGCGGGAAGATCGCCGAATGAATCCATACGTCATTGGCGGTGTGGCCGTGGCCGCGTTTAGCGCGGGCTTCATGGTCAACGGCTGGCGCTTGAACGCCCAGATCTCCGAGATCGAGGCGGCCAACTCCAAGGCCGTGGCCGAGGCAACCGCCAAGGCGATGGACGAATCCACCCGCATGCAAAGGAAAAAAGACGATGCACTCAAACAAGCCCAGCAAGCCGCACTGGCCAATGCTCGCAGTGCTGATGCTGCTCGCGCTGAACGTGACGGGCTGCGCGACCAGCTCGACACCGCCGCCAGCAACCTGCCCGGTGCTACCTGCGCCGCCGCCCGAGACTACGGCGCAACCGCAACAGCCGTACTCGGAGAGTGTGGCGCAGCGCTTGAAGACCTGGCGCGAAAAGCTGATGGGCACGCCCTTGACGCAAGGACACTGATTCAATCTTGGCCAACCACTGAAAGCAGCAAATGACTCAACTCACCAAAAACTTTAGCCTCTCTGAGCTGACAAAAAGCAACGACGCCGCACGACACGGCATCGACAACACGCCAACCGCCGAGGTGGTGAAGAACCTCCAGGGCTTGGCCGACCATATCTTGCAACCGGTGCGCGACCACTTTGGCATGGTCACCGTCTCGTCCGGGTTTCGCTGCAAGGCGCTCAACGAAAAGATCGGCGGCGCAAAGGCCAGCGATCACATGACCGGCCACGCCGCTGACTTTGAAGTCATGGGTGTTGAGAACAGAGTGCTGGCCGAGTGGATCAAAACGAACCTCAAGTTCACCCAGCTCATTCTCGAGTTTCCAGGTCAGAACCCCAACGATGGCTGGATTCATTGCAGCTACAACCCTGCCAACCTGAAAAACCAGTGCTTGACCGCGATCAAGCAGGACGGCAAAACCGTCTATTTGAACGGCCTTCAATAAGCGGCCTGGACCAGTTGCGGCCCGGATGTCTCCCCGGTAACCCCGCCCCAGGTTTTACCCCGGCCTAGCGCCGGGGTTTTTTTGGCCAGTGATACGCCAGTGATACGAGGGGCCGTGCGCCCCTATGAAGTGCACCCATTGAACTACGAGGAGGGTGAACTTTTTAATGGGTGGATTTCACTGTGCTTGATTCACTATGTATCACTTGAGATCATGCTGTTTCACCGCCGTGGTGATACACCAGTGATACGGTATCAATGGCCTCAATCCTCCCGCTCGGTGCCAAGTGGCGCGCCCTGGTGCGCCGCAAGGGGCACAAGTCTATCTGCAAAACTTTCCCCACAAAAGCCGCGGCCGAGATCTGGGCCCGCAAGATCGAGGGCCAGCTCGACCAGGGCAAGCCGATCGAGCAGGACGACATCACCATCGGCAAGCTGGTCGAGATCTACCGTTCGATGCGCGATGCGTCCAGGCCGATCCTGGACACCAGCAACGAGCACTACATGCTGCGCCGGCTGGCCAAGGACCTGGGCGAGATCGGCGCGCTCAAGCTCGCGATCGACAACCTGCTCGGCTGGGCCCAGATGCGCGCCGACGAGGGCGCCGGCCCGTACACGATCAACATGGAGCTGGGCAAGCTGGGCACGGTTTATCGCCACGCCTGCGCGGCCAAGCGCCTGACGCCGCCGGATGTGATCGGCCAGGCCAGGCCGCTGCTCACCCACATGGGCCTGATCGGTGGCGGTGGCAAGCGCGAGCGCCGGCCCAACGACGACGAGCTGCTGCGGGTGATCCAGCACCTGGACACGCACAAGGGCAAGAAGTACGCGGAGGCGGTGGCCTTTGCCGCGATCAATGCCATGCGCCGCGGCGAGGTGACCTCGATCTTGTGGAAGGACATTGACGAGGCCAAGCGCTTGGTCGGCTGCTGGCGCAAGCACCCCAAGAAGGGCAAGGTGTGGGAGTGGGTGCCGCTGCTGGGCAAAGCCTGGGAGATCGTGCAACGCCAGCCACGCGAGGACGATCGGATCTTTCCCATTCACGAGCAGACCCTGTCCAAGTATTTCAAGTGGGCCTGCGACGAGCTCGGCATCCCGGACCTGCACTTTCATGATCTGCGCCACGACGGCACCTCGCGCCTATTCGAGGAGGGCTACACGATCGAGCAGGTGGCGCTGGTCACCGGGCACAAGGACTGGAAGAACCTCAAGCGCTACACCAACCTCAAGCCTGAGATGATTTCGCTCGGCACGCATCCAAGTAAAAAGCCACATCCCGGTAATCCGCCCAGCGCTTACTCGCGTCGACGTAGGTCGGGATCGGAAACGTCTGGGCGCTGATCTGATTGTAGATGCTGCCCTTGGCTAGGCCGAGCACCTGGGAGAGTTGCTCGATGGTCAGCCGGGGGCCAAACTTCTCAAGCAGGTATGCCTGGGTCAGTAGGCTCATTGGGTGTCGGTCAATCCAAGTTTGTGCAGCGGGCTGGCCATGCCGCGCTTCTTGGCGCGGTGACGTTCCTGGCGCTCGGCCTGGGTCATGCGCTCGCGCTTCTTGTCCCGGCCCTGGCCGTAGGCCCACAGGGGTTTGCAGTCCCGGCCCAGCCGGTCCTTTTCCCACAGCGCGATGTGCACCAGGTGCTCGCGGTGCAGGGCGTTCACATACTCGCGCACCGTGTGATAGTGCAGGCCGGTGTTGTCGGCCAGCTCCTGAAACGAGAACGGCCCGTCGTGCAGCTCGCGCAGCAGTTTGGCGTAGCTCATGGCGTTGACTTTGATGATGGCCATTAGATCGCCCTCGCTCGTTTGTGCTTGATGGTTTCGACCACGAACCGCGTGGCCTTCTCGAGCTGGGCGTAGGTGCACTTGTCGAGCTGCGCGTCGTGGATCTCGATGCACTGGTTGACCGCGGTGAGCTCGGGGCCGTTGAACAGGAACCTGCCGCGCTCGACACCGCGCCTGGCCATGGTGAGCACCGCGTCCTGGGCGGCCCGGATCTCGGGAATCCAGTCATTGCCCAGGCCGTCCATGGCCAGAGCCTCTGCGATGTTGACCGCCGAGATGACCGTGTCCACGTCGACTGTGGTGCCCTCGCCGTGGACCAGCTCGTGCATGGCGTTGTGGTTCCTGATGCGCAGGGTGATTGCCTCGGGGTGGGTGGCCATGGGCTTGAACCCGTTGACCACCCAGGCCACCGGGTCTTGCAGGGTTGGGCGTGGCCGGTACTTGGAGCGCTTTCTCATTTGGTTGCCTTCGCCCTCGAGTAGATGGTGAAGGCCGCGCCGGGCTTGCCGGACATCTGGCGCTTGGCTGCCTCGGACTGTTTCCAGTCCCGGCTGTTGGTGATGTGGCTCTCGTTGCCGCGCCAGTTGAAGGCGTTGCCTTGGCTCTTGGGTGTGCCGTCTGGCCAGGTGTAGGTCATGCGTAAACTTTCAGCCACTCGTCGATATAAATTATCCAGAACCATGCGCCCGTGATTGCGCAGAAAACGATGCACGCCTGCATCCAGTGGGGTAGGTTGCTCATTTGGCCATCTCCGCTTTGTATCTTTCCCATGCCTGGAGCGACTGCTCGATGCCGTCGCCCTTGGTCCATTTCCTTGCCACGAATTCTTCGATCAGTTTGTTCACGCCAAGCAGTCGCTCGTGGGCCTCGGCTTCCTTCTTGTCCTGGAAGAACGTGCCGTCGTCTGTCAGGTAGCCGCTGACGTTTCTCACGCCACCAGCTCCACGCGGCCGTCGCGGTAGTGCTTGCGGTTGCCCACGCGGCTGGGGATCTCAAGGGCTTTGTCTGACCCAGCGCGAACGGTCGTCCACCCTGGTGTGTAGATCTCGCGCTGCGACAGGCTGGTGTGCTCGCGCTTGCCGGCGGTCGTCGGCTCGATCTCAATCGCTAGATGTTCTTTGGCCTTGGCCTCGATGGTGTGGACTTTCATGGTGCTGCTTTCAAAAAGGTGCGTCGGGTAGTTGGTTGCGTTGCTGTTGTTGGTAGGCGCGCTCTTGCGCTGGCGTCCAGGGCACGGGGCCGCCGGGTGGTGGGAAGGGCCAGCTCATAGCGGCCTCCCAATGGATCGACCGACAAGCAGCAGAGCCTCGGCGCGTGCATGCTCGATCTGGCCGCAGACAACCAGGTGCTCGATGTGGTCGAGGTTGCCAAGTGATTCGCTGGTGCCGTCTTTTCGAATGACGACGTAACCGCGACTCTCGAGCTCCTCGATCAGCTCGTCGTCTTCAAATTCTTCTGGATCAATGTCGACGTGGATGTATGGCATTACGAGCTCCACCACGCAACCAGCAACACAGCCAGGCCGAGGCCGATGACGAACGCCAGCAGGAAACTTGCGCCGGCCTCGATGCGGCGCTCAATGCGGCGCGTGAAAATGCGGCGCTTGAACTCGCTGCTGTATGGATGTTGATGGTGGTTGTGGTGCTTCATGTTGGTCTTTCGGTTGGTTGATAAATGCCAGTGGCATGAGGATTATGTCACAGTGTTGCGACATCCTCAACACTAGGACTTACCCCTAGAAATTTGTGGCTCTTGATTTCGGGGTACTTGGTCGCGAACGACACGACGATCGAGCGCGGCACGTCGAGCTTGTGCGCCTCGTTCAGCGCCTGGTCGACGGTGGCCGGTGTCACCTCGGCGCAGTGCTGCGCCAGCAGGCGCGAGCTCCACCAGGCCACGGCCTTGGTGCGGGCAAAGCCTTGGTGCTCGAGGCAGACGTACTCGCTCACGCGCTTGAGGCCGCAGTAGTAGTCGACGCGCATGGTGGGCATGCCGCTCTTGCCGACGTGCTTGGCGTAGGCCACGCGCTGGATCTTGAGCTCCACCGGTGGAACCTCGGTCGAGAGAATCGCGCCGGTGTGGTGCAGCGTCTCGCTCTCGCGCTCGGCGATCTCGAAGACGTGGCCGCACTCGCAGGTCTTGGTCATGATCGACACCAGCAGATTGCACTGCGGGCAGGCCTTGACCGGCGCCTCTTTGCTCGCGCCCTTCTTGCCCTTGCGCGGTGGCTCGACCTTGTCGATGAATCCGTGGCGGCGCACGTTGCCACCGAAGTCGAGCACCAGGCAGTTGCTCTTGCTCTCGTGCAGGCGCAGGCCGCGGCCGACCATCTGGACGTACAGGCCGGGCGACAGGGTGGGGCGCAGCATCACCACCGCGTCGGTGGCCGGGTGATCGAAGCCGGTGGTCAGGATCGAGCAGTTGACCAGCGCCCGGATCTTGCCGTCCTTGAACGCCTGGATCTTGGCGTCGCGCTCGGCGCCCGGCATGTCACCGCTGACGTACTCGGAGCTCACGCCACGGCGGCCCAGCGCGGCGGTGATCTGGGCGGCGTGCTCGACGGTCACGCAAAAGATCAGCCAGGCATTGCGGTCCAAGCAGCGCTGCACGATCAGGTCGGCGTGGTGCTCGACCAGCTCGATGGCCGACATGCGCTCGCCGAGCTGGCCCGCGTTGAATTCACCGCCGGTCACCTTGATGCCGGTCATGTCCACGTCGTCGCCGTGGCGGGCGGTGAGCGGGCACAGATACCCGGCTTGGATCAGGTCGGCCACGTTGGCCTCGTAGCTGATGCCGTCGAACAGCGCGCCCTCGCCCTCGTGGAGCATGCCGCTGTCCAGGCGATACGGCGTGGCGGTGAGGCCGATCAGTTTGGTGTCGGGGTTGGTGGCGATGCAGGCCTCGAGCAGTTTGCGGTACATGCCGCTGCTCTTGTGCGGGATCAGGTGCGCCTCGTCGACGATGATCAGATCGAAGCGGCCGTGGAAGGCGGGCTTGTTGTAGACCGACTGGATGCTGGCCACGGTCACCGGCTTGAGCTGGCGCTTGGCCAGGCCTGCGGAGTAGATGCCCACGGGGGCGTGTGGCCACATGCGCTTGATGGCCTTGGCGTCCTGGTCGACCAGCTCCTTGACGTGGGTCACGACCAGGATGTGGGTGTCGGGAAACTCGGTGCAGGCGCGGCGAATGAAGTCGGCCAGGATGACCGACTTGCCCGAGCCCGTGGGCGTCACCACCAGGGGTGCGTCCTTGCCGGCTGCGAACCAGTCGTAAATGGATTGAATGGCGTCAGCCTGGTACTGCCTGAGTTTCATGGTAGGTCAATCGTGTGGTGAAGTAGATAGGTTGGGTCTGCTTGCCGTAGGCCAGGCGGATCTTGTGGTGCGCAGACCAGGCACCGCGCTCGGTGCCGTACTTGCGGGCCAGGCGCATCTCGTCGGTGCAGCGCACGCCGGACTCGGGGGAGCTGTACGCGTAGAACAGGCCGCGCTCGTCACGCAGGACCCAGAAGCCCGGCGGCACGCTGATGATGTTGAGTGGCTTCATCGTTCATTGAGCAGCTCGTCGCTGCCACTGAGCTCGGACACCAGCTCGCCGGCGATCACGAAGTAACCCGCGCCGTCGATCGCGTTGTCCATGTGCATGGGCTGCACCTGGAAGCGGGCGATCTTGAACAGCGACATCATCACGGCCACATCGGACGCGTCGATCAGCACGTCCACGCCGGCCTCTTGACTGAGGTAGGTGGACCAGTAGTCGGCGATCAGCGCAAAGGTGTTCTCGGGTTTGCCGTGGGTGTCGACGCGGTCGCGGCAGATGGTGTGCTCGAGCTGCTTTAGGATTTCTTGTCGTTTCATAGGTCACCTCAGAATGGGGGGTCTTTGTCATCGGTCAGCTCGCTGCTCAACACGCGGCTGCCTGGAAACTCTTTTTTGATGTCGGCCGTGAGCTTGTCACCCACGATCATTGGCACGGTCACCGCCAGCTCGGCGCTGGTGTAGCAGGCCTCGATGTCGTTGGTCATGTTCTCCTCGGACCGGTCGCAGTCCTCGGTGACGTTGGCGAACACCAGGCCGTCGCGGTGCTTGTACTTGATCCAGCCATTGCCGGCGTCTTGCACCTCGGCGTAGTTGATCAGCGGCGGTATATACAAATGCTGGCGGCACCCCACGCGCTGCTCGTCGATGGTGATCAGGCGCTCGTGGTGCTGGCAACCCCATTGGCCATCGTCCACCGGGGTGGCGTGCACGCAGGTGCGGCAGTTTTTCTGGGGCACCTTGTCGCCGTGGCAGACAGCGTGCTGGTCGCACGGCTTGCAGGCCCACCAGGCCGGGTCGTTGTGCACGCGCAGGGGTGGCACCTCGGCGTCGATGATGCGCTCGGCCTTCTTGATCATGAGCTCGAAGTGGTCGCGCTCGAAGTGCACCCATTCGCTGTGCAGCTCGTCGGTGTTCTTGTTCACCGCCAGGTACAGGGCGCGCTCGAGCTCGGCCAGGCCCATGTAGATCTGCATCTGCGAGAAGTGCTCGGGCTTGGCGTTGGCCACGCCGAGCTTGGCCAGGTCCTTGAAGCTGTCGGCGTTGTGGGTCTTGAACTCCACGATGGCCCAGCTCTTGGGCGCCTCGGGAAAGCCGCGGCCGATGCCGTCGCATGATCCGCCGAAGTGGTCACGCACGGCGCGGAAGTTGAACTGGCCACCGGTTTCGGGATCGCGGTCCAGGATCTCGACGCCGATGCCGCGCAGCTCCTCAATAAATGCAGGCTCCTCGCGTTGGCCGCGGTTGAACAGGCGCAGGATGCGGCCGGGGAATTTCTTGGACGTTGCCCAGCGGAACGAATACCAGAGCTCGCGCTCGCAGGGTCGACCGATCAGCGATGCGCCCAGGTGCGGGCGGCCGTCGGTGTCCTGGTTCTTTTCGTACCAGCGGACGATCGCGGTCGAGGTGGTGTGCTCGTGGACGGGTTCGGGTAGTTTGGCCATCACGCGGCCCTCGCTTTCAGCATGGCGTCGGCCACGATGTAGCAGTCTCGGGCGATCACTTCCGCAATCTCTGGGTCTTGGAAGATGTCGCCAGTGTTCAGCCAGTCCGTGATGACTACGGGCATGGCCTTGGCCGCGAAGTAATCGCGCAGGGTCATGCCCCTTTGCTCGAGGATGACATTGAGGTTGGGCGCTTCCTGCTTCACCCAGCTCATTGGAAACGCTGCCCCGCCCGTGTTGTGGTTAGTTGCTTGTGTCATGGTCTTTCGACTCCTTTCCCAATGCCACCGCGTGGGCAGTGGCATCAGGCAAGGTCGTCAGGCTTTCAGGCTCTCAATGACTGCGAGCTTGCTGCGCAGCTCGTAGCCCATGAGCGGCCAGATCTTTTGCACGGCGTTGGCCTTGGCGATCTTGCGACCGACCTCGGCGTCGAAGTTCTCAGGGCTGGCGCAGGCCGACTCGCCGGTGACGGTGAAGCCGTTGCGCAGCACCAGAACGCAGAAGGTCAGCAGGTTCAGCGGCAGCAGGTCCGAGTTGTCCTGCGCGGGCTGCTCGCGGCCCACATAGGTTTCCTCGTGCAGCGCACCTCGGCGGCCGTCGCGGGCCGTGAAGTAGTGCTCGCTGGCGATGTTGGCCTCGATGTCCGCAGGCGTGATGCGTGGCGCGGTCAATCCTTTGTCTTGGATTTCCTGCTCGATGGATTGGTCTGTCATGGTTTTCCTTTCGTGTGCAAATGAGGTCAGGCTGCTTTCTTTTTCCAGACCGGTGTGCCGCCGGCGGCTGGAGCTGCGGCAGCGGGGGCTGCTGCTCGCTGGGTCGGTGCTGGCGCAGAAGTCTGGCCACCGGCAGCGCTGTAACCCTTGACGCGGTTCTGCGCGCTGTACTCACCCTTGGCTGGGTCGATGTCCAGGTCGATCGTCACCGGGATGTTGTGGAGCTGGTCGCTGTCCTCGAGCTCAATCACCCCGACCGCGTGGCACAAAGCCGACAGGGCGCGCTGGGCGATGTCCTCGGCGGTCTTGTTGCTATTGCGGATGTTCAGGCGCTCGAAGATCTTGCGGCTCTTGAACTGGCCATCGAGCACCTCGAAGGTGATCTGGAGGTATTCACCGTTGCCGGTCTTGGTGGCCTTGAGCTCGGATGCGATCGCCATGCACAGGTACTTGCCCTTGGGCAGCACGTCCATGGGGGTGGAGGGTTCGACAGTGGATGCGTTGAAGTTAATGCGGGCCATGATGGTTTCCTTTAGGTTGGTGGCTCGGTTGGTGATTACTGCGCGATGGCAGTGGCGAAGGCGTCCCACGACAGCGGCATGCTGTCGGGTAGGCCGTAACGGTTCTTGGCCAGGTAGGCTGGTTTCTCGGTCGTATACATCAGGCGCTCGCCGGTGGTGATACCGCGGCGCACCTCTTTGTTGAACCCGACCTCTGTCTCTTTGGTGAGCACGCGGTAGTTGCAAAAGAACACGGCGTCGCACCACTCCTGGATCAGCGCAGAGCTGCGGTCCTGGAGCTTGGGGCGGTAGCGGTCATACGGCTCGGTTTCCGGAGAATCAAAGCGCTTGATCTCGGTGTGCGCGATCAGCACCACGGCCATGCCCTTGTCGTCGCGCAGGGCGGCCAGGCCCTCGAGGATGCTGCGCCAGTAGTCGGCCGCGATCACTGCGCCCTTGCCGTAGGCCAGCGCTTTGTCGTCGTGCTTGGTGTGGATGTCGGCCCAGATCAGGTTGTCCAGCCAGTCGAGCGAGTCGATCACCACGGTGCCGAAGTTGTGATCCTCGTTATACAGTGTGCCGATCGCATCAATGACGTCGTTGAAAGACGTGGCCACGGGGAAGTGGTCGACCTCGAGGCGGCCAAGGCCGTCCTCGGTCAGGATGAAAATTGGCGACGGTGCACCGGCACCGAAGGTGGTTTTGCCCAGGCCGTGCGGGCCGTAGATCATGACGCGTGGGGCTTTGATGCCGGTGCTGCGTTTAATGGAGTCGAGGTTAAATGCCATGGTAGGTAGTCCTTTCAGTTGGCGGTGGGTTGATTGGTAGCTTTGGTGATGGCGGCGCGAATTGGATTCATGCGGTCGTCGTTGTCCCATCCATTGCCTGCCAAGTAGTCATGGGCCATGCAGAGTGCCTCAAGCAGATCAGGAGCTGCGGCGGCAAGTGTCCAGTCTTCTTGCGTGACGGGGCCAGTCAAGTCCCAATCCCCGCAGCCAACATAAACAGCCTTCCACGGCCCCGGTGTGTGTTGCGTGCTCATGATCAGACCTTGATCTCGACGGACGTCTTGACGGGCTTGATCGTGATGGCCGGCGCGAGCATGGCCCAGACCTCGGGCTCGTTGTTGCGCAGGTACTTGGCGCCAGTCTCGTCGAGCTTGGGCTCGACCTTGATGGGGCGCATGTTGGGTGGCAGTGCACTGGCCAGTTGCATGAGCATTTCCATGTCGGCCTTGTAGGACATCTTGCCGGTGATGGTGACCTTGAAGCCGTTGGTCAGCTCGTGGGTGGTGGCACCCTCGGGCTTGGCGCCCAAGAGCTTGACGATCTGCTCCTCGAGCTTGACGCGGTCCTTGTTGGCGATGGCCTCGGCAGCCTTGGCGGCGGCGAGTTTGGTGACCAGCTCCTCGATGGTCAGTTGTGCGGTTGCGGTTGTCATGGTGGTTTCTCCTTGGGTTGGTTGATCAATCGTATGCGCAGCTCAATTCGTAGCGGTCGATGGCGAAGTCTTCGCGGCGGCGCTCGAGCTGTTCGTCGTAGTCGGCCTGGCACTCCATTTCCAGGTCCAAGATTTGGTCTTCGCTCAGTGCGTCGAAGATGTTGGTGGTGCCGAGCAAAACCTCGAGGACGCCGGCCACGCCCTCCTCGGTGCCGTAGTTGACGGTGACGACGGCCTTGCCGTTGCCGATGGTGGTTTGGATGCTGGTCATGGTTGGTTCCTTTGGTAGGTAGGTTGGTTGATTACTTGATGCGGACTTGGCCAAAATACTTGTCGTCCGTCGACATGTAGTGGCCTTGCTTTTCCAACACGGAAAGAGCGCCGGCGATCTGGTGTTTGCTTGCGCCTTTGACGCTGATGTTTGGGATGTAGACCATGGCCCAGACAGATCCATCTTGGTGGGTTGTCTGGCAGCCTTCGTAGACCTGCATCAGTGACTCGTAAACTGCTCGGTTGATCATCATGGTGTGCTCCTGGTAGGTAGGTGGGTTGGTCGATGGCTCGATCTTAGCACAACACATTGAGGTAATCGCAACACGCAAAACAAATAAATATCTAGGTGGTTTCCCTAAGTCGGTTGAATCCACATCACCTTGGCCGCCCAGGCCACTTCCTTGTTCTCGAGCACGCCGGCGTCGGTCATCAGCACCAGGTTGTAGAGGCGCTGCTTGTACCCGCGGCGCAGCATGGCGCACAGCAGCCGGCCATCGGACAGGGCCACGATGCACAAGCGATCGAGCAGCTCGTCGGGTGGCTGCTGCGTGCCTGAGACAAACCAGAGCCAGCCATCCTTGGGGTTGTTGACGATGCGCGCCTGCACGGCGAACGATCCAGCCGGCACGTCGGCCGGGGCGATCACCTCGTCGTGGGTGCCAACAGGCAACAGCGACACCGTGGCGCCGGGCCCGATGTAACCGGCCACCGGAACCTTGCGCACGTCGTCGAGCACCTCGATGCCGGCCTGGCGCATCACCTCGGTCACCGGCACCAGCATGTGCTCGGCGATCGAGCGGGCCTCGTCCATGGTCATGCGGCGCTTGCCGGCAAACATGTAGGACACGGCCGCGGGGTCCAGGCCGATGCGCTTGGCGAGCTGGCGCTGCGAGATCTTGAGCGCGGCCAGGCGCTCCTGAAACCAGGATTGGTTAATTTCTGTCACGGTCGGGTAGCCGCAAAAGGCATCATGTTGCGCTACCGTCAACATGGAGTCAACCGCGGATAGACTTGGCGCATCGTTTTTATCTGGTGCACCCATGGCAACAACCCGTATCAAACACTCCATGCAACCGGCCCGGTCGGTGGTCGACTCGCTCGGCGGCTGTCGCGCAGTGGCGCGTGAGCTGGGCATCTCGCCCTCCACGGTGACCAGGTGGATGATGCCGAAGTCCCGGCAAAGCCTGGGCGGCCGCATCCCGCAGGCGCATTGGGCGGGGTTAATGGCCATGGCCAAAAGGCTTGGCCACGAGCTCACGCTTGAGCAACTTAGTGGAATGGCCGTTGCGAATCCCGCAACATGATATAGAATTGTCAAGACACCGGGCTAGTTCGACGGAACGAAAAGGCGAATCCCTGTCCACGCCCCGCCTGGTGTCACCTTTAATTTTGGACAGTGTTTCAGGGGACCGTTTTGGATGCAGAACACATTGCCCGCACATTGGGTGGCGGCAGAAAATCAGGCAACGATTGGTCATGCCGATGCCCGGCGCATGACGACAAAAAGGCCAGCCTCTCGGTTGGCCACGGCAGAGATGGAAAGCTGGTCGTGCATTGTCACGCTGGCTGCGATCAGGACACCGTGATCGCGCACCTCAAGGTGTTGGACTTGTGGCCAAGCTCTGCAAAAAGTGCACCACCGAAGCTCGCACCACCACCGGTCAAGGTGAGCTTTGGCCAAGGCCGCGGCCAGATCGTGGCCACTTACGACTACGTCAACGAGGACGGCGAGCTGCTCTACCAGGCCGTGCGCTATGACCCAAAAGATTTTCGTCAAAGACGACCCGAGGGCAGCGGCTGGAATTGGTCGATCAAGGGCGTGCGCCGGGTGCTCTACCGCCTGCCCGAGATCATCCAGGCCGTGGCCGCGGGGCAAACCATCTACGTTTGCGAGGGCGAGAAGGATGTCGAGACGGCCAGGACCATGGGACTGGTGGCCACCTGCAATGCCATGGGAGCGGACAACGGCAGCGGCAACAAGTGGCTGCCCGAGTTTGCCGATGTCCTAGTCAATGCGGACGTGGTTGTGGTGCCCGATCAAGACGAACCCGGCCAGCGGCACGCGGCGTGGGTAGTGCAAACCCTAACAGGCAAAGCGCGCAACGTGGGCCTGCTCAATGTGAGACACGGCAAAGACCTTTCTGACTGGATTGGTTCAGGCGCGACAGTTTCGGACATCGAGGGCGCGATCGTCGACGCGATCGAGGTCGAGGTGCCACCACCGAAAGAGGGCTTGTTCGTGTCGGTCGGCGATCTGGTCGACAACCTCCAGCCGATCCAGTGGCTGATCGAGGACTACATCGAAACGGATTCGCTGTCCCTGATCTACGGCGCACCGGGCGGCGGCAAGTCGTTTGTGACCGTGGGCATGGCCTGCTGCATCGCGACCGGCACGCCTTGGCATGGCCACTCGGTCAAGCAGGGCGCCGTGTTCTACATCGCGGGCGAGGGCCACAACGGTCTGGCCCGGCGCTTTGCTGCCTGGTCCAAGCACGCAGGCGTCAGCCTCAAAGGTGCGCCGCTGTTCAAGTCTCGCCGGGCGGTGTCCATCTTCAATGAGGCATCAGCAAAAGAGCTCCACGATGAAATCATCGTGATGATCGAGCAGACCGGCGTCACCCCGTCGCTGGTGGTCGTTGACACCGTGGCCCGTAACTTTGGCGACGGCGACGAGAACAGCACCTCGGACATGGGCAAGTTCGTCGAGCACCTGGACACCTGGGTGCGTCACCCGTTCGGCTGCAACGTCAACCTGGTGCACCACTCTGGCCACAACATGGACCGCGCTCGCGGCAGCTCGGCGCTCAAGGCCGCGCTCGATGCCGAGTATCAGGTGGCCAACGAGGCTGGCGTCGTGGCGCTCACGGCCACCAAGATGAAAGACGCCGAGATGCCACCGGACATGACATTCAAGTTCAAGGTGGTCGAGCTGGGCGAGGTCGGCGGCGTTGAGGTCGACAGCGTGGTGCTCGAGCCGCACGACGATGCGTTCGCCTACAAGGTGGGCACCGATTCCGAGGGCCAGGACATCACCGCCAAGCAGGTGATCGAGGCCGTCGACCGCGGGTGGCTGCCGTTCAGCGAGCTCAAGGATGTGCTCGGCTGCACCCAGGCATCAGCCCAGCGGGCGGTCAAGCGCTGCGCCGAGAAGGGCCTGCTGGTCAAGGATGGCCAGGGCTACAAACTGAGCGAGAAGGCAAGCCAGGCGCTGTCCCTGACCGGGCGCAACTTGGTGCGCAAGGAAAAAGCAACACCGATATGGAAGCGAGGCAACGATGATTGACCGAGACGACGTGATCCGCATGGCCAAAGAGTCCCTGATGCCTTACTACTGGCGCACTGGCGAGATCACATACATCGACAAGCTGGAGCACTTCGCCGCCCTGGTCGCCGAGGACTGCGCCAAGGTGGCAGACAAGGCCGAGCCCTACCAGGCAGCCGACAAGATCAGAGAAAGGTGGAAGGCATGAACGATATGTTTTTGGTCATGGGCTGGCTTACAGCCATCTGCGCGGGGTGGATGCTATTGCTGCTTGCCATTCTTGGCTTGGTACGCATGAGCAACTGGACGGGGCACAAGGTGCTGGACTGTTACGGCGGGTGGCGCAATTTCGCAAAGTTCCGCGAGTGGTACTGGCAGCAGCCAGAAAACAAGAAGGGCCAGGCATGAGCAACGTCGTCCACATCCACGCACCCAAGGGCCACTACATCGGCCAGGTCAAGCGCCTGTGGGCCAAGCGTTGGCGCACCGTTACCAAGGACCTGCTTGACGCCAAGACAGCCATGGCGATCGCCGTGCTGCGCATGGACAAGGATGACCACCGCGCCCGCGTTTTATTCATCGACGACGAGGGCTGGTATGAGCCGCATGTCGTCATTGAGGCAACAAAATGACTGCCTATTTTTTAAGCAAATGGCGTATCACCCCCCCTGATATGGTGCGTTTTCCTCACGTATCAGGTCAGGTGATATGCCTGATACGACACCCCGCAAACCCGCGTGAATACTCACTTTTTTCATATCACCCCCCTGATACGACCTGATACGGGACCCATATCACCATATCACCCCCTTTAAGGGGTGATATGGATGGTGATAGCCGGGGAATTTGAGCTGTGAATTGTGGATAACTTTTATCGAAAGCAACACCTGATGATTATGCTGTCCATCCCATACCCGCCATCGGGCAACCACATGTGGAAGCACGCCAAGGGCAAGCACTACCTCACCGATGCGGCCAGGCGGTACTACGAACAGGTGGCCTGGGTCATCCGATCGTCAGGCCTGGCCATGGGGCTGGAGTGCCGCATCGAGCTCGAGGTCGACATCTACCCACCCGACAAGCGCAAGCGCGATCTGTCCAACGTCATCAAGGTCGTCGAGGATGCCTGCACCAAGGCCGGGCTCTGGCAAGATGACAGCCAGATCGACCGCCTGGTCCTCCAGCGCATGCCATCCATCAAAGACGGCGCCATCGCGCTTCGCATCGCACCGGCTGGTGCAGAATAGGCAACACCATGAGCAAAGACCAACTCACCCCAAAACAGGAGCGCTTCTGCGAGGAATACCTCATCGACCTCAACGCCACCCAGGCGGCCTTCAGGGCAGGGTACAGCGCAAAGACGGCCAACGAGCAGGGCGCTCGGCTGTTAGCGAATGTTAGTGTTGCGTCCAAGATCGACGAGCTCAAGAAAGCAAGGGCCGAGGTCACCGGCATCACCGCGGAGCGGGTGCTCAAGGAGATCGCCAAGCTGGCCTTCTTTGATCCGCGCAAGCTGCTCAACGGCGACGGCACGCCCAAGGCCATCCACGAGCTCGACGACGAGACGGCTGCGGCCGTGGCTGGCATCGACATCGTCACCAAGGGCAACGACGACCTGGGCTATGCCGATGTGATGAAGATCAAGCTGGCCGACAAGGGCCAGAACCTCGAGCGCCTGGGTCGCCACCTCAAGCTGTTCACCGAGCGCATCGAGGTGAGCGACAGCAGCGAGCTGGCCACCCGCATCAAGGAGGCCCGCGAGCGTGGCGCGAAATAAGGTCCAGGACGAGCTCGTCGAGTTCATCGCGGGGTTTACCCACGACCCGCTGGGATTTGTCCTGGCAGCCTTTGAGTGGGGCAAGGGCGAGCTCTCGGAATTCCAGGGCCCCGACCAGTGGCAGCGCGAGATCCTGGCCGAGATCGGCGAGCGCCTGCGCGCCGGTGAGCTGTCCGTGCAAGAGGCCATCCAGGTGGCCGTGGCATCTGGCCACGGTATCGGCAAGTCGGCGCTGGTGTCCTGGATCATCATCTGGGCCATCAGCACCCACGAGGACACCAAGGGCGTGGTGACCGCCAACACCGAGAACCAGCTCAAGACCAAGACCTGGGCCGAGGTGGCCAAGTGGTTCCGCCTGTGCATCACCCGGTCCTGGTTCGAGCTCACGGCCACCGCGCTGTTCAGCAAGGACGCCGACCACGAAAAGACCTGGCGCATCGACATGGTGCCCTGGTCAGAGCGCAACACCGAGGCCTTCGCCGGCCTGCACAACAAGGGCAAGCGCATCCTGCTGGTGTTCGACGAGGCCTCAGCCATCCACGACCTGATCTGGGAGGTGTCCGAGGGCGCGCTCACCGACAGCGACACCGAGATCATCTGGTGCTGCTTTGGTAACCCGACGCAAAACATCGGGCGCTTCCGCGAGTGCTTTGGAAAGTTCAAGCACCGCTGGATCACCCGGCAGATCGACAGCCGCACCGTGGCCATGACCAACAAGGTCCAGCTCCAGAAGTGGGTCGACGACTACGGCGAGGACTCCGACTTCGTGCGCGTTCGCGTGCGCGGCGTGTTCCCCTCGAGCTCGAGCAACGCCCTGATCGGGCCCGAGGACATCGAGGCCGCGCAGGCTCGCCACTACAACGAGCACCAGTACAACTTCGCAGCCCGCATCCTGGGCGTGGACGTGGCCCGCCAGGGTGACGACAGCTCGATGATCTTCCCGCGCCAGGGCAAGGTGGCCTTCAAGCCCAGGCAACTGCGCATACCCGACACCATGCTGGTGGCCAACGCCGTGGGCCAGGCCATGGCCAAATTCAAGCCGGATGCCACCTTTGTGGATGCCACTGGTGGCTACGGCGTGGGCGTGATCGACGCCCTGCGCCAGACCAACCACAACCCGATCGAGGTGTACTTCTCGGGCAAGGCCACCGACCCGCGCTACTTCAACAAGCGCAGCGAGATGTGGTTCGAGATGGCCAAGTGGATCAAGGACGGCGGCGCGCTGCCCAACGATTCAGAGCTGGCCGAGGAGCTGGCCGCAGCCACCTACACCTTCCAGGGTGACAAGTTTCGCCTGTGCGACAAGGACGACATCAAGGACGTGATCGGCCGCTCACCCGACAAGGCCGACGCGCTGGCGCTGACCTTCGCCTTCCCGGTGGCGCCCAGCATGAAGCACATCCACCCATCCTTCGAGCAGCGCGGGGTGGCCACCGAGTACGACCCGCTGGAGCGCGCATGATGGAACACAACAAGTGGGTTTGCTCTGAGTGGCGATGCGCATGGGTCGGGACCACTGACCAGATCTTGACAGCGCCTGACCCGTTCAACGAGGGCGACACGATCAGCGCCTGCCCGAAGTGCCGAGAGATCGGTGTGCTTGTGGCGGCGTGCGATGTCGATGGATGCAGCAAGCAGGCCGGATGCGGCACGCCAACCAAGGCCGGCTATCGCTGGACGTGCGGCGCGCACATGCCAAAGGACGACGCATGAAGATCGAAGAATTCGACATCGACGACCTGTGGCTCCAGGAATTCCTCTGGCAGTACCTGGTGCCCAGCGACATCCGCCACGACTACACCAAGCTCGACGCCATGGCGCACATCCGCACCCGAGCACGAGCTGGCGAGATGGTGTTCATCGGCTGCAAGGAGTCCCGCGTCGTGTTCCGTTGCGTGGAGCACAACCCCAAGGTCATCGAGCCCCACATCATGGGCAACGGGCTGCGGGTGCGCAGCGTGACCAAGGGTGCAATTCCTGTAGCGTGGGCGCTGGGATACGAGAGAATCGTGGTGTGGACGCAGTACAAGGCATTGGCTGCTGCCATGACCAACATCGGTTTCAGCGAGGACGCCGTCATCCCGCGATACCATTTGCACAACGGCGAACTGCTGGACCTCCACGTCTTGAGCATCACGAAAGGTGACCACAATGAACATCTCCCGACAAAAACTCTACTCACTGCTTGAGCCCTTTGGCGACAGCGCAACAGAGCACAAGCCCGGCGGCCGCGTCTACGGCGGCGGTGGTGGCAAGGGCAGCAGCGCCCCACCTCCAGCCCCAGCACCCAAGCCCGAGTCGGCCGAGGAGCAGACCGCTGTCAACGCCACGCGAGATCGCGAGCGCCGCCGTCAAGCCATGGCCATGGGCCGCGACTCGACCATGCTCACCGGTGGCCAGGGCGTGACCACTGCCGCGACCACCGCCACCAAGAGCTTGCTGGGCCAGTAAGACATGCAAACCGAGTCCAAACGCAAGAGCCTCGACCGACGACTCGGCGAGCTCACTACTGAGCGGTCGTCGTTCATCCGCCACTGGCAGGATCTGTCCGACTACATCTTGCCGCGCCAGGCTCGGTTCACGGTCACTGACCGCAACCGCGGCGATCGCAAGAACACCAAGATCATCGACAACACGGCCACCTTGGCCGTGCGCACGCTCTCGAGCGGCATGATGTCTGGCATCACCTCGCCGGCCCGGCCATGGTTCTCACTGCGCACCGGCGACCCGGCGCTCAACGAGTACACGCCAGTCAAGATGTGGCTCGACCTGGTGAAGTCGCGCATGCAGGAGGTCTTCCTGCGCTCGAACCTCTACACCACGCTGCCCATCACCTACGGTGACCTGGGCGTGTTCGGCACCAACGCCTTCGCTGTCCTCGAGGACGACGAGGACGTGATCCGCTGCTACCCGTTCCCGATCGGCAGCTACGCCCTGGGCACGTCCTACCGCGGCAACACCGACAGCATCTATCGCGAATACCAGATGACCGTGCGCCAACTGGTCGGCCAGTTTGGTCTGGCCAACTGCTCGCTGGCGGTGCGCAATGCCTGGGAGCGCGGCAACGGCGAGACATGGATCGACGTGGTGCATGCGGTCGAACCCAACCCGGACTACAACGAGCGTAAAGCCGAATCTCGATACAAGCGTTTCCGCTCGATTTACTACGAGCGCGGGGCCGAGGGCGAGAACCTGCTGCGCGAGGCTGGCTTCGATGACTTCCCTGTCATGGCCTCCCGCTGGTCGCTGACCGGCGAGGACGTCTATGGCCACAGCCCCGGCATGGACGCGCTGGGCGACATCAAGGCATTGCAGCTCGAGCAAAAGCGCAAGGCCCAGGCGATCGACAAGATGGTCAACCCGCCCATGGTGGCGCCGAGCTCGCTGCGCAACCAGCGCGCCAGCCTGCTGCCCGGCGATGTGACCTATGTCGACGTGCAGTCTGGCCAGGCCGGCTTCTCGCCAGCCTACGAGATCAATCCCCGGATCAACGAGCTCATGCTCGACATCCAGGACAACCAGGGCCGCATCCGCCGGGCTTTCTTCGAGGACCTGTTCCTCATGATCGCCAACGACCAGCGCTCCAACATCACGGCGCGTGAGATCCAAGAGCGCCACGAGGAAAAGCTGCTCATGCTCGGACCGGTGCTCGAGCGCCTGAACGACGAGCTGCTCGACCCGCTGATCGACCGCACGTTCAACATCATGATGCGCATGAACCTGCTGCCGCCCGCGCCCAAGGAGCTGCAAGGCATGGACCTGTCGGTCGAGTACACCTCGGTCATGGCCCAGGCAATGAAGCTCACCGGCATCACCGGCATTGAGCGCTTCGTGGCCTTCGCTGGCCAGGTCGCGCAGGCCAAGCCCGAGGTGCTGGACAAGATCGACTTCGACCAGACCCTGGACGAGTACGCCGCGATGGTGGGCACGCCGCCCTCCATGGTGCGCGACGACGAGGCGGTGGCCGCGATGCGCAAGCAGCGCGCAGACCAAGAGCAGGCCATGCAGCAGGCAGCGATCGCCCAGCAGGGTGCGCAGACCGCCAAGGCATTGTCCGAGACGCAGGTCACCGACGAGAACGCGGTGGGCGCGATGATTAACCAACTGCGCGGTGTACCAGCATGAGCGATCCCAAGGTCAAGTCCTACAATGCGGCGGACGAGGAGGGCGTGAAGTCCCGCAAGCGCAAAGACGAGTCGGTGCGCGATCGCGAGCTGCACGACCTGCGAACCTTGATGCAGAGCATCGAGGGCCGCCGATTTATCTGGCGCTTGCTCGACCGGGCTGGTGTGTTTCGCACATCATTTACGGGAAACAGCACCACTTTTTTCAATGAGGGCCAGCGAAACATGGGCCTCATTGTTTTGGCGGATGTGCACGAGGCTTGCGCCGAGCAGTACATCCAAATGATGACAGAAGCAAAGAAGGACACAGAATCCAATGGCTGATGCGAACAACTCAAGCGCTGCACAGAACACCGACGCAGCTCCGAGTGGCGATCAGGCAGCGGCTGGCACTTCGCTGATGACCGCGGCACCCACGGGTGACGCAGCCAACGGCGGGGCACCGGCCAACGCAGCAGATCCCAACAACTCCAATGGCGATGCCGGCGCGAACGGTGACCAGAGCCAGACCGATAACAAGGATGGCAAGGCACCCGGAGCCCCGGAAAAGTACGACCTCAAGGTCCCCGATGGAATGACCCTCGACGAGGCTGCACTTGCAGAGTTCGACCCGGTTGCGCGAGAGCTCAACCTGTCGAACGAGCAGGCCCAGAAGCTCGCCGACATCTATTCCAAGCGCATGACCGAGCTCGCACAAAAGCAGCAAGAGAGTTGGCGGGAGACGACTGCGAAGTGGGTCGACGATGTGAAGGCTGACAAAGAGATTGGCGGGCACAACATGGACACGTCCGTGCGACATGCCCAGGCTGCTCTCGCCAAGTTTGGCACGCCCGAGCTCAAGGCCCAAATGGACGCCACCGGGATGGGCAACCACCCCGAGCTGGTACGCGTGTTTGCACGCATTGGTAAAGCGATGGCCGAGGACACCTTCGTACAATCGTCTCGCGACGGGGTGCAAGGCGACCCGGCTAAAAAAATGTTCCCCAGCATGAACTGAAAGGAAAATCATGGCTACTTTGGCAGCAACCCACCCCACACTCTTGGACATCACCAAGCGTTTGGACCCCAACGGCAAGATCGACACGATCGCCGAGATCCTCTCTCAAACCAACGAAGTCCTCGAGGACATGGTCTGGCTGGAAGGCAACCTGCCTACCGGCCACCGCACCACTGTTCGCAGCGGTCTGCCCACCCCGACATGGCGCAAGCTGTACGGCGGCGTTCAACCTACCAAGTCGCGCACCGTCCAAGTGACTGACGCCTGCGGTATGTTGGAAGCCTACGCCGAAGTCGACAAGGCTTTGGCCGATCTGAACGGCAACAGCGGTGCTTTCCGCTTGTCCGAAGACCGCGCCCACATCGAAGGCATGAACCAAGAGTTTGCCTCCACTTTGTTCTACGGCAACGAGTCGACCGAGCCAGAAGCCTTCACCGGTTTCGGCGCTCGCTTCAACGACCAAGCTGCTGAGAACGGCAGCAACATCTTGACCAGCGCTTCCGATCCTGACAGCACCGACAACACCTCGATCTACTTGGTGGTGTGGGGTCCCAACACTGTTCACGGCATCTACCCCAAGGGCAGCAAGGCCGGCTTGAACATGGAAGACAAGGGCCAAGTCACCATCGAGAACGTCGATGGCAACGGCGGCCGCATGGAAGCCTACCGCACTCACTATCGCTGGGACTGCGGCTTGTCCGTGCGCGACTGGCGCTATGTGGTGCGCATCAACATCGACCAGGAAGACCTGGTCAAGAACGCCGCATCGGGTCCTGACCTGGTCGACCTGTTGACGCAAGCCACCGAGCTGATCCCTTCCTTGTCGATGGGTCGCCCAGCCTTCTACGCGAACCGTACTGTGCGCTCGTTCCTGCGTCGCCAGATCGCCAACAAGGTTGCAGCCTCCACTTTGACCATGGAACAAGTTGGCGGCAAGCACGTCACCATGTTCGACGGCATCCCCTTCCGTCGCTGCGACGCCATCACCAACACCGAGTCCGGCATCTAATCCGGCTTGAACTGAACAGAAAGGAAATCATCATGATTCTCGACGAACGCAATGAGTTTGCCGACGCAACGGCTCTGAGCACATCGGCCACTGGCCGTGCATTGGTGGGTGATGTCATCGACTTGGGCGCTACGTCCAGCGACATCGGCAACGGTGAGCAGATGTACCTGGTCATCCAGGTCGACACCGCCGTGACCTCTGGTGGCTCGGCCACCGTGTCTTTCGAGCTGGCATCCGATGCCTCTGCCTCGATCGCCACGGACGGCAGCGCCACCGTGCACGCTGTGACTGCTGCAATCCCCAAGGCTTCCTTGGTGGCTGGCTACGTCGCTGCTGCCGTGGCTTTGCCCATCGGCACTTACGAGCGCTACCTGGGCATCTTGCAAAACGTCGGCACTGCTGCGCTGACCGCCGGCAAGGTCAACGCCTTCTTGACCACTGACGTGGCCAAGTGGGTGGCCACACCTGACGGCATCTAAGCCCGGAGCACCACATGAAAGTACAAGCAATCACTGATGGCTTTTATGGTGGTGTTCGCCGTCGCGCAGGCGAGGTGTTCGATGCAAAGGACGGCGTGACATCCAAGTGGTTCACGCCCGTGCAAGTCAAAGAATCCGAGCCTGCCAAGGCAGCACCGGCCAAGGCTGCAAAGTCCAAGGCAAAGCAAGAAGAACCCGTCGCCCTGTCCGAGCTGCAAAAAGACCAGCCCGTCCAGGACCGCGAGGTCATCTAAAAACAGCAGGGGCTTCGGCCCCTGCCTCACATTGGAGCGCACCATGGCCATGGCCAACATGAAGCAAGCACGCGAGAAGTCCGAGCCCATGGAGGCTGCGGAATACGATCGCCCCGAATACCCCTACGGTCTTTGCCTGCACCTGGGCAAGGACGAGCTCGAGAAGCTGGGCGTCACCGAGCTGCCCGATGTCGGCACGCCCGTGATGATCAGCGCCAAGGCCTTCGTCAAATCGACCAGCGCCTACGACACCCAGAACGATGGCAAGAGCATGAGCGCCGAGCTCCAGATCACCGACATGGAGCTCATGCCCGGTGAGAAAAAAGACCCGGCCTCTGTGATGTACCCAGGAACTTGACATGGCAACCGTCGTCAGCATCTGCAACATGGCCCTGGCCCGCATCGGCATCTCGACATTCATCTCGAGCATGACCGAGGCCAGCAACGAGGCACGCGTGTGCTCGCTGTTCTACGAGGAGGCCCGCGACTTTGTGCTGCGCGATCGCCCCTGGAACTTTGCCAAGAAGCGCGTGGTGCTGGCCGATGCCGGTGCGCCCCCTGCCGAGTGGGGCTTCAAGTACACCTACCCCAGCGACTGCCTCAAGACCCGCTACATCGTGCCTGCTGGCCTGCGCAACCCGCGCAACGACCAGCGCGTGCAATTCGAGGTGGCCAACGAGAACGGCCAGCGGGTGATCTACACCAACCAGGATGCGGCCGAGCTGGTCTACACCTACCGCGTGACCGATCCCACGCTGTTCGACCCCATGTTCTCAAGCGTGCTGGCCTACCGTGTGGCCAGCGAGGTGGCCATGCCGCTGTCGGTCAAGGCGGATCTGGCCAAGGCAGCGCGTGACGCATACCGGGCCGAGATCGAGATCGCGTCTGGCCACAGCATGGACGAGCAGCAAGAAGGCCCGGCACCAGAATCGGAGTTTGTCACCGTGCGCGATGGCTACTCTGGCCAGGTCACCGTATTCACGCAGGACAACTAAGCATGACCAACAGCGCGATCCAGCCATCGTTCACCGGCGGCGAGCTCTCGCCCTCCCTGTATGGCCGCGTCGACCTGGCGCGCTACGCCAACAGCCTGCGCACCTGCCGCAACATGATCTCCCAGATCTACGGCGGCGCCGACAACCGGCCAGGCACCAAGTACGTCGCCGGCGTGAAGACGCACAGCGCTCGCGTGCGCCTGATCCCCTTTGCCTTTTCCACCACCCAGACCTATGTGCTCGAGTTTGGCAACCTCTACATGCGCGTCTACAAGGACGGCGGCCAGGTGGTCTATTCCTCTGGCGGCAGCGCTGGCCAGCCGGTCGAGATCGCCACGCCGTGGACCACGGCCGAGCTGGACGACCTGAACTACACGCAGTCGGCCGACGTGCTGACCGTGTGCCACCCCAGCCATCCACCACGGGAGATCTCGCGCACTGCGCACGATGCCTGGACGCTGAACTACTTTGCCAACCTGAACGGCCCGTTTCAGGAGGTCAACACCGACGAGGCCAAAACCCTCTACGCCAACGCGGCGACGGGCACGGTGACGATCACCACCAACTTCGATGTGTTCGACAGCAGCTACGTCAACAGCTACCTCTACATCGAAACCTCGCCCAACATCTCGGTCGAGGCCTGGGAAACCAGCAAGGCGATCAGCCAGAACGACCTGATCAAGGCCAACGGCCGGGTCTACAAGGCTGTCTCACCCAACGTCAGCGGCTCGGTATCCACGCGCATCACCGGCACGCTGCGCCCTTCGCACACCGAGGGCCGGGCATGGGACGGCACCAACAACGACGAGGGTGCGGTATATCGTGCACCGGGCTCGAGCTCCAACAGCGATGCCCGCGTGGGCGTCGAATGGGAATACCAGCACTCAGGCTTCGGCATCGTCGAGATCACCGCCGTGAGCGGTGCGCGCAGTGCCACGGCCACGGTGCTCCAGCGACTGCCGGCCGAGGCGGTCGGCTCTGGCAATGCCACCTTCAAATGGGCCTTCGAGGCATGGGGCAACACCCAGGGCTACCCGTCGGCGGTGACCTACTACCAGCAGCGCATCGTGTTCGCCAACACCCCTGCGCAGCCGCAAACGGTCTGGATGTCCAGGACCGGCGCCTTCCCAGACTTTGGCACATCGAACCCGACGGTGGACGATGACGCGATCACCTTCACGATCGCCTCGCGCCAGGTCAACGCCGTGCGCCACATGCTGGCGCTGGACAAGCTGGTGCTGCTCACCTCGGGCTCGGAGTGGGTGATCGGCGGTGGCGACAATGACGTGGTCAGTCCCAGCGCGATCGCGGCCAAGATCCAAGGCTACCGGGGCAGCTCCAAGCGGCCACCGATTGCCATCGGCAACACCGCGCTCTACCTTCAGGACAAGGGCTCCACAGTGCGCGACCTGGGCTATGAGTTCTCGTCCGACAGCTACACCGGCAACGATCTGACGGTGCTGTCTGCGCACCTGGTCGAGGGCCACCAGCTCACCGACTGGACCTACCAGCAAACGCCCAACAGCGTGGTGTGGGCGGTGCGCGATGACGGGGTTTTGCTCGGCATGACCTACATGCGCGAGCAGCAGGTGATCGGCTGGCACCGTCACGACACTGATGGCGAAGTCGAGAGCGTGTGTTGCATCTCTGAGGGCAACGAGGACGCGGTCTATCTGGCCATCAAGCGCACCATCGACGGGTCGACCAAGCGCTACGTCGAGCGCATGAGCACGCGATTCTTCACCGACATCAAGGACGCCTACTTCGTGGACTGCGGCCTGAGTTACGACGGCCGCAACACCGGCGCCACCACCATGACGCTGACCTCGAGCGGCGCATGGACCTACGGCAGCTCGGCCACCTTCACCCTGACGGCCAGCGCCAGCTACTTCGTGACCGGCGACATCGGCAGCGAGATCCACATCACCGACGAGGACGGCTTGATCCTGCGCCTGGCCATCACCGCCCGCGCCAGCGGCACATCGGTGACGGTGACGATCAACCGCGACGTGCACAGCGGCCTGCGCAACAGCGCCACGACATCCTGGGCGCATGCCCGCAAGACCTTCTCGGGTCTGGATCACCTCGAGGGCAAGACCGTGTCGATCCTGGCCGATGGCCACGTTGCACCCCAGCAGGCGGTCAGCAGTGGCGACATCACCCTTGGCGTGGCGGCGGCCGTGGTGCACGCTGGCCTGCCCTACGAGTCGGACTTCGAGACGCTGGACCTGAACCTCAACACGGCCGAGACGGTGCGCGACAAGCAAAAGAACATCCCGGCGGTGAGCCTGATCGTGCGCAAGTCCCGCGGCATCTTCGCCGGCAAGGACTCGGACAACCTGGTCGAGTACAAGCAGCGCGCCAATGAGAATTACGACGACCCGGTGAACACGCTGACTGGCATTGCCGAGATCCGCATCCCGTCCAACTGGAACAAGAACGGCCGGGTGTTCGTGCGTCAGTCCGACCCCTTGCCGCTGTCGATCCTGGCAGCCATTCCCGAGGTGGCCGCTGGTGGCGCATAAAATCGGTCAATGATCCGACCTGCCACGCATGACGATGTCCCGACCCTGGTGAGCCTTGGCCGCCTGTTGCACGACACCTCGAGCTATGCGGGTCTTGGATACGATGATGAAAAGGTAAGTCGGCAGTGCAAGCTGCTGATAGATGGCGCGGGTGCGGTGTTTGTGTCGCAGCTCGAGGACGAGGTGGTGGGGTTTATCGGTGGCGGGGTGACAGAGCACTGGTTCTCTGGCGAGAAAGTCGCGTTCGACTATTCGTTCTTTGTGCATCCCCAGCACCGGCATGGCGTGACCGCCGTGCGCCTGATCTGCGCCTTCGAGACGTGGGCCAAAAGCCAGGGAGCTGTTCAGATTCGCATGGGTATCACCACCGCGGTCAACGTCCAGGGCACGACGCGCCTGTTCAAAGCGCTCGGCTTCGATGATGCCGGGGTGCTCTTTAGTAAGGGGTTAAGTCATGGGAATTGAGATCGCACTGGCCGTGGCCAGTTCAGCCGTTCAGGCCGTGGGCGCGATGGAGGCAGCGGCCGCCAAGCAGCGCGAGGCCGACTACAACCGCCAAGTGTCCGAGATGAAAGCTCGCGACGCGATCAACCGCGGCAACATCGAGGCCGAGGCGGCGCGCACCAAGGGCGACAAGGTCGCCGGCGCACAACGTGCGGCCATGGGTGCCAGCGGCGCCGTGGTGGGCAGTGGATCGTTTGGCGACATCCTGCTCGACACGGCCACGACCAGCGAGAAGGACGCGCAGACCATTCGCACCAACGCGCTGCGCGAGTCTTGGGGCTACGAGAATCAGGCCGAGAGCTTCAAGCTCCAGGGCGAGACGGCAGCCACCGAAGGCCAGTATGCGGTCATGGGCAGTTTGCTCACTGGCACCAGCAAGGTCGGCTCGAAAATGGGTTGGTTCGATAAGCCCGCAGCAAAACCTTGAGATAAACCATGCCACGCATCCCAATCTATGACACGCCCCAGGTGCAGCTCCAGGGCTTGCCCAACGTCACACGCAACATCGGGCCGGTGGGTCAAGGCATGCAGGTCTTGGCCAAAGGCCTGGGCGACATGGCCGACGCCATGGGCAAAGCCCGCGAGGAAGCCGACCAGATCCGCGCCGAGGAAGCCTTCAACAAGCTGCGCGAGGCGCAAAACATCCTGACCTACGGCGACGGCCAGTATGAAACCGGCGCGACCAACGTCAAGGCTGGCAACGTCTTCAACCGCGAGAAGCCCTTTGGTCAGGAGTACATGACCCGGTTCGACAAGGCCACCCAGGAGATTGAGGGCGGCTTGGCCAACGACAACCAAAAGCGCATGTTCCAGCGCGCCGCCGGCCGGGCCAAGCTCGAGTTTGGTGGCCAGCTCGCCCGCCACGAAGCGCAAGAGGGCAACGTCTACCGCGAGAGCGTCTACAAGGGCGTGGTCGAGGCCGAGACAGAGCACGTTGCCAAGAATTTCATGGACCCTGACTCGGTCGCGCAGTCGATCGAGCGCGTGAAGGCCAACACCCGCGGCTACGCAATGCGCCAGGGCATGGCCGCCGACCAGCAGGACATGGCCGTCAAGGACGCAGTCAGCAACATGCACATGCTGGTGATCCAGCGCAAGCTCGACGGCGACCCGACCAAGGGCGTTTCAGCCGACCCGGCTGCGGCCAAGAAGTATTACGAGGACCAGGTCAAGGCCGGCACCATCGTGGAGAGCTCCAAGGGGGCCAAGGCCATGCGCGACAAGATCCAGGCCGACGAGCGCCAGATGCGTGCGGCCACTGCGGTCGATGCGGTCTGGAAGGGCTTTGGCCCAGGTGATGACACCGAGGCGGTGAACCTGGACGCGATGGCGGCCGAGCTGCGCAGCGAGTTCAAGAACGACCCCGACGGGCTTAAGGTGGCCATGGCCGATCTGAAAGAGCGCGCCAGCACGCACGACTACTCGGTGCGCCAGCGCGAGTCGCAGATCACCGGCGGCATCTTCCAGCGCGTGATCGCGGGCGAACCTCTGTCGACCATTCGCAAGTCCCCCGAGTTCAAGCAGCTCGACGGCGTGAAGCAGATCCAGATGATCGAGAAGATCGAGGCCTACCAAAAGCGCGGCCAGGACGGGGAGGGCGCCCAGCTCGACAAGTTCGCATCCTATTGGGCCGTGGCCAGCAACCCGCAAAAGCTCGCCAGCATGTCGGACGCCGAGATCTTTGCCATGGCGCCCAAGGTCGGCGCGTCGCTGGTCAAGCAACTGCTGTCGAACAAGCAGCAGCTCATCAAGGGCGACGACAAGGTCCGCTCGGCCACCATCGACAATGACCAGTTCAAGTTCTGGGCAAGCGAGGGCGGGCTCGATGTCAGTCCCAAGAAAGACAGCGATGGCGAAAAAAGGCTCGGCGAGCTCAAGTACCGCGTCGAGACGCTGATCGACGACCAGCAGCGTGCGCTGGGTCGAGATCTGACCCGCAAGGAAAAAGACGAAATCATGAAGCGCCTGGTGGTCGAGGTGCCGGTGGCTTACAAGCAGTCGGTTTTCGGCGTGACGCGATCGGGCGTGGAGAACAAGCGATTGTTTGAGGTGCAGAATCCAGAAGCCATCACAATACGGGGCGCAGACCGCGAAGCGGTCGTCAAGGCGCTGCAAAGTGTCGGCATCAAGAACCCAACCGAAGCGCAGATCCGTGAAGGGTATGTGCGTCTGAAAGCTAAGTGACATGGGACTCAAAGACCTCGAGCTATTCGCGCAACAAGAATCCGAGCTGGCTGGCCAAAGCCAGGCCGTCAACCAGTCGCTGACTGTTGGCCTGGACAAGAACCCGGACGAATACGCGAAGCTGCTCAAGCTCTCGGCCAAGACCGGCATTGCGCCCGATCTGGCCAAGGACTTCCGGCCCGAGCTGGAAAAGCGCCAGAAGCTCGAGGCGCTGTCGGTCGATGACCTGGTGCGCAGCAACCCCAAGACGGCCAAGTTCTTGGCCAACCCGGACAACGCCGCGGTGGCCCAGGACGACGTGCAAAGCCTGTCCACCCTCGAGCAGATCCTGCTTAAGCCCGTCGACTACACCCGATCCGCGCTCGAGGGCGTGGTGGGCAAGGGCGCGGGTTCGACCCTGTCTGGTGCTGGTGAGCTCTACGGCGTGGCCAGCCGCTCGCTGGAGGCACTGCTGGACAAGGTCCTGCCCAACTCGGTTATGAGCACACTGCGCACGCCTGTGCCGTGGTTCCTGGACCCCGAGCAGGTGCTCAAGCGCCCAGGCCAAACCCTCAAGCAAGCCGGCGAATACGTCGCGCCACCCAAAGAGCGCCAAGGCCTGGACACCGATGTGGCCAGCGGCATCGGCCAGATCGGCTTCCAGATCGCCAGCTACCTGACCACCGGAGGCACACTGAGCGCTGCGTCGATGTACTCGCAGGGTGCCGACGTCATGGCCACCAAGACGGCCAAGGACGAAGCCGACCCAGCCATGCGCGACACCGCGATCGTGGCCGGCGGCGCCATCACGGCCATCACCGAAAAGTACGGCCTGGACAAAATCCTCAACCGCGTGCCGCCCGAGATCAAGAACCGCGCACTGCGATTCATTGCCGACAAGGTGGCGGCCGGTGGCATCGAGGCTGGCCAAGAGATCGCCGAGGGCTTGCTGCACGATCTGACCCGCAAGGTGCTGACCGACGAGAACGCCCCGATCCTCGAGGGCGCGCTCAAGGAGGGCACCGCTGCCGCTCTGTCTGCGGCCATCGTGCGTGCAGCGCTGGGCGTGCGCGGCTACCGCCAGGCCAAGCAGCAAGAGGAAGTCATCGTGGCGCTGTCAGGTGACAGCAAGCTGCGCGAGCGACTGCCCGAGAAATACCAGGAGTTTGTCGCATCGGTGACCGAGAACGGCCCGGTGCAAAACGCCTACATCCCGATCGAGCAGTTCCAGACATTCTTCCAGTCGCAGGGCATCGACCCCGAGCAGATCGCCGACGAGATCGGCGCGACCAACTACCGCGAAGCGCTGGCCGTGGGCTCCGATGTGGTGATCCCGATCGACAAGTTCGCGGCCAACGTGGCGCCGACCGACTACCTGCAAGGCCTGATCCCCGACCTGAAATTCGACCAGGGTGCCCAGACACCTCGCGAGCGCCAGGCATGGATGGCCGAGATGGATGCCCGCGAGTCCGAGCTCGAGGCCAGCATGCAGGCGCTGGTGGACGAGCAGACCCGCCAGGGCGGCATCAACCAGGCGATCCAGGAGATCGTCACCGACATCGAGGGCCAACTGCGCGGTGCAGGCTATGACGCCCAGACCGCTCAATCCTCGGCCACGGTCATGCGTGGCATGGCCATCTTGGCCGAGCGCGATCTGCGTGGCCGTGCAGCGGCCGAGGGCCGCGAGGTGACCGACGCCGAGATCGTGGACGCAGCGCGCAAGCTCTGGTCCAACTACGGCCTGACCGTCAGCCGCCCCATGCCGGGGGTGCTGACCACCAGCCCGACGTCCGACATCACGATCGACCCGTTGCTGGATGCGCTACGCGCTGGGTCTTTCCCAACAGACCAGCAGATCTTTGGCCGCTCGCTGGCCGAGTTCGTGCGCGACTCCGGTGGCTTGGTGCCATCGGGCGAGATCCTGACCGCGGACGAGAACATGGAGCGCCGGCCGTTCCAGAAGAAGCTCACGCAAAAGGACGGCATGTCGCTGGACAAGGCGCTCGAGGCAGCGGTGCAGGCGGGCTACTTCCCTGGCATGACCGCCGGCGAGCTGACCGAGGCCGACTTCCTGAACGCCTTGGACGATGACCTGCGCGGCTCTGGCGTGTTCTCGATCAACGTGACCGACAACAACGCGCTGGCCATGCGCGAGGCCATGAACAGCCTGTCGGAATACTTAGACAGCCTGAACATCGACTTGGCCGCACTGGACAACCGCCAGGTGCGAGCTCTGATTGAGCAGGCGCGCAATACACCCGAGCTCCAGGGCGTGATCGGGCAGTTCGACCAGCTCGTGCAGCGCGCACTGGCTGGCGAGATCCGCACGCTGCCAGAACAGATCGAGGTCGACGGCGTGATGCGCCCGACGACCAACAGCGAAGGCAGACAGATTCACCCGACCCAAGAGGGCGTGGTTAATTTCTGGCGCTGGTTTGGCGACAGCAAGGTCGTCGATGATCAGGGCCGTCCGCTGGTCGTGTACCACGGAACGAAGGGCGATTTCGACACGTTCGACATCTCCCGCATCGGTAGTGGCATGGGCAACACTGGCTTCCTGGGCGCCGGTTTCTACTTCACCAGCAACGACTTCATGGCCTCCGGGTATTCTGGGGGGCGCAGTCGAATCGGCGAGGGCAGCAATGTCATGCCGGTCTACCTGTCGCTGCAAAACCCGCTGAACATTACCGGCGAGACGTACGAAAACGATTCGTTGCCAGCATCGGTTATCGCTGCCATCAACGCGGCCATGCCGGCAGAAGCCGGCCTCGACGCTTTCGACCGCAGCACATCGGCCTACGCCTTCCAGTCCGCGTTTTCGCTCGCGGTCGAGGCTAACCCCGAGGTGGCTCGCAAGTTCACCGAGAACATAAAGGCCGCCGGCTACGACGGCGTGATCTACGACGGGGGCTACGAGATCGTCGCCTTTGATCCCAACCAGATCAAATCCGCCACCGGTAACAGCGGCGATTTCAGCGCCGACACCGGCAACATCCTGTTCCAGTTTGCTGGCCAGCGCGCCAAGACCGCCGATATGTACTCGCTGGTCGAGGCGCAGGACCAGATCAAGCAAGGCCGCAGCCCCGAGGCCGTGCGTCGCCGCACCGGCTGGTTCCTGGGCGTCGATGGCATGTGGCGCTTTGAGATCGCCGACGACGAGGCGAAGTTCGTCAGCGGCGTGGTCAAACCAGAAGACATTGCCGACGACGTCCGAGAGAACGCCACGCTTGGCATGGATGATGATTCGGCTGTTCCTGATTCCATCAAGAAGCGATCAGACTACCGCCAGCTCCGCACCGCCACCTACAAAGAGGGTACCAGCGAGCAACTGAAAGCCTTTGGCCACACTGACGAGGACGCGCTCAAGAACCTTGCGGTGCACCTGGCCAAGCGACGCAGCACCGGCGCGTTTGACATCACCAAGGTCAAGGATGGCGAGGAGCATTTCCTGTCCGATGTGCTCGACCATCCAAAACTGTACGCCGCCTATCCCGACCTGGCAGACCTGCTGGTGACGTTCACGGCGGACACCACGCAGTATCGCGGCATGTACTCACCAAGAGGTGACCGCATCAGCATGGCGATGACGGGCAACAGCGAGCAGATGCTGTCGACCCTGCTGCACGAGATCCAGCACGCCATCCAAGAGCGCGAGGGCTTTGCCAAGGGTGGCAACACCGACTCGGAGTTCACTGGCCGGGTGCGCAACGCGCTCGACAGAATGGAGTCCGAGGCGCGCCAGGCCCTGGACTACTGGAAAGGCCTTAACAAAGAAAAGCTCGACGATGCCGAGAAGGCGTCCGAGGTTGCGCGCTTTGGCTTGATGTACGAGTCGGCCCAGCGCCTGATCGACTATGCCAACCGCGACAAGCCATCGGGCGTGTTCCGCCTGATCCGCAACGAGATGCAATGGATCTACGCCGAGGACTTCCGCGAGAACGACGAGGCACGCGAGCTGCAACGCGATTTCTACGGCATCCCGCGCTCGGGCAACAAGCGCAACCAGTACATCGGCGACATGTCCTTCCGTGCAGCGCAAGTGCTGCTCGAAAAGATCCCGGCCGATCTGCGCGACCAGTTCAAAAACGACCCGCGCACGATGAAGGGCATGATCAATGCCCTGCGCCGAGAGTCGGACAAGAAGCGCAAGGAATTGGCCCCGATGCGCGACCTGGAAGGTACGGTGCGACGTGCGGCCGATGTTCGCAAGGCTCACCGCTACTCGACCCCGTTCCAAATCTACGAGGCGCTCGCCGGCGAGATCGAGGCCCGCAACACCCAGGCGCGCCAGCAAATGACGGACGCCGAACGCCAAGCCACGCCACCGTCGCAGACGGCAGACGTTCCAGCCGAGCGCACCGTGGTGATGTTTGGCGGCCTGGACATCCGTGCGCCGATGGCATCCGCGCTGGACGATGGCGGCCAGATGCAGACGCTGTTCCAGGGCGAGCAGATCGACGAGGCCACCGGCCTGCCACTGAACCCCGACGGCACTGTCACCGTGTACCACCACACCAGCGCCGAGAAAGCGGAGCAGATCGCAGCCACCGGCCAGCTCAAATCTGCTGGCGAGCCTGATGTGTATGTCACAACGCGACGCGAAACCGACACCGGCTATGGCGACACCGCCGTGGCCATCCGTGTTGATCCTGCGCTGCTGCAAATCGACGACGAGTTTCCTAATGGACGCGTCGACTATCGCATGAGCATTGGCCGCCCAGGCGGCTCGATGGATGTGCAAGTTGGCGAATACCCGCAGCAGCTCAACCAAGGCAACGAGCTCGACGACAAACGCGGCCTCATCCAGTTTGGCCAGAACCGCAAGTTCAACATCGTGCTGCTGGAGAAGGCCAACCTGTCGACCTTCCTGCACGAGGCTGGCCACTTCTACCTCGAGGTGCTGGGCGACCTGGCCACCGCAGAGGGCGCGCCCGAGCAGATCAAGAACGACTACGCCAAGGTGCTGGCCTTCCTGGGCCTAGAGTCCCGCGACCAGCTCACGCTCGACGGCAAGACAAAAGGCAGCGCGGAATACAACCGCGCAGTCGAGGCCCACGAGAAATTTGCCCGTGCCAATGAGACCTACCTCATGGAGGGCAACGCCCCAACGCCTGAGCTCCAGGACATCTTCCAGCGCTTCAAGTCCTGGATGACCCTGCTCTACAAGCAGATCACCTCGCTCAACGTGAAGTTGAACAACGAGGTGCGCGAGGTGTTCGATCGCATCTATGCAACCGAGGTCGAGATCCAGGCCGCCAAGGACCAGGTCAACGTCGAGGCGCTGTTCCTGGACGCCGCGGCCGCTGGCATGTCGGCCCAGGAGTTCGAGCTCTACCGCGCCAGCGTGGCGCAGGCCACCGAGTCGGGCAAGGAAGCGCTGACCGCCAAGCTCATGCGCCAGCTCATGCGCGAGCGCAAGGAGTGGTGGAAAGAATCCCGCGACAAGATGCGCGAGGAGGTCACCCTCGAGGTCGACGGCCAACCCGTGTACCAGGCCTTCAAGGCGCTGGTCGCCGGCAAGATGGACGACGACACCGAGATCAAGCTCAACAAGCAAAGCCTGGTCGACAAGTACGGCGCCGACTACGTCAAGCGCCTGCCGCGTGGCTTTGCCCGGATCTACTCGGCCACCGGCGGCATGGATGCCGACACCGCTGCCGAGTTCCTGGGCTACAACAGCGGCGACGCCCTGATCGAGGCGCTGGTGGGCATGCGCGATCGCAAGGAGCTGATCGAGGCCGAAACCGACCAACGCATGCGCGACACCTACGGCGACCTCATGACCGACGGCACGATCGCCGACGAGGCCAAGATCGCCCTGCACAATGGCCAGCGCGAGAACGTGCTCATGGCCGAGCTGCGGGCCCTGCGTCGCAAGCAGCGCGAGGTCGCCCCGTTCGTGCAGGCCGAGCGCGACAAGGCACGCCAGGACCGCCGCAACGCCCGCGCAGCCACCGAGGTGCCGCCTGCTGAATCGTTCCGCCGTGCCGCTCGCGGCATCGTTGGCCAGACCGCCGTGCGCGACCTGGACGCCAACAAGTACCTGCTGGCCTCACGCAAGGCAGCGCGCCAGGCCTTCGAGGCCATGAGCAAGGGCGACTACATGCTGGCCGCTGACGCCAAGCAAAAAGAGCTGCTCAATCACCACCTCTACCTTGAGTCGCGCAAGGCCAAAGAGGAAGCGGACAAGATCCTCAAGTACGCCCAGAAATTCGAGAAGGGCTCGACCCGCGAGCAAATGGGCAAGGCCGGGGCCAACTACCTCGAGCAGATCGACGCCATCCTGGACCGCTACGAGTTCCGCCGGGTGGCGCTGTCCAAGATCGACCGCCGCGCAAGCCTGGCCGACTGGATCGCCGAGCAAGAAGCGCAGGGCTTGGAGCCCTCGATCAGCGCAGTGCTGCTCAACGAGTCGCGCCTGGTCAACTACCGCCAGGTGCCGCTCGACGAGCTGCGCGCCATCTACGACGCGGTGCGCAACATCGAGCACCTGGCCCGCCTGAAGAACAAGCTCAAGACCAAGCAGGCCGAGATCGAGTTCAACGACGCGATCGGCGAGCTGGTGGCCTCTGCCGAGGTGGCTGGCACGCGCACCCCGCTGCCGCTGGACATGTCGGCCATGACGATGCGCGAGCGCGCCGGCGACACCGTCTCGCGCCTGGACGCCATGCTGCTGAAAATGGAGCAGGTGGTCGAGTGGCTCGACGGCGGCAACGTCAATGGCCCGTGGCACACCTACATCTGGAACCCGATCGCCGAGGCCCAGACCCGCGAGTACGACCTGACCCGCAAGCTCACCGAGCGCTTGGCCAAGTCGCTCGAGGACATGCCCAAGGAGCGCCGGCTGTCCATGCTGGACACCTTCGAGATCCCCGGCATGGGCAAGGTCACCCGCAAGTACCTGATCTCGATCGCGCTCAACATGGGCAACCAGGGCAACATCGACAAGATGATGCGCGGCATGGGTTGGGACATCGCGACCATCGAGCGCGGCCTGGCCAAGCTGGACGACGCCGACTGGTCATTCGTGCAGGAAACCTGGGACACGATCAACTCGGTCTGGCCAGAGATCGCCGAGCTCGAAAAGCGCATGACGGGCCTCGAGCCACCCAAGGTGGAGGCCCAGCCCTACCAGGTGCGCGACGAGCAGGGCAACGTCACCCGCACGCTGGCCGGTGGCTACTACCCGCTGGTCTACGATCCACGCCTGTCCGAGCAGGGCGCCAAGCAGGAGGCCGGCAACCTGGGCCAACTGTTCGAGGAGGGCTATGTCCGGGCCACCACGCCCAAGGGTCACACCCAGGCGCGTACCGAGGGCTTTGCCGCCCCGATGCTGCTGGACTTCGAGCAGGTCATCTCCCAGCACATGGCCAAGGTGGTCAAGGATCTGACGCACCGCGAGGCCGTGGTGCAAGCCAACAAGATCCTGACCAACCGCGAGATCCGCAACGTGCTCCAGGAAACCATGGGCCCGGCCTACGAGAAGCAGATGCTGCCGTGGCTGCGCTCGGTGGTGAACGACCGCAACGGCGGCTCTGCGCAGGGTCTGTCGGACTTCTCGCGCTGGATGATGACCGCACGCGCCAACGTCGTGGCGGCCACCATGGGCTTCAAGGCCACCACCATGATCGCGCAGATCACCGGCATCTCGCAGTCGCTGGACAAGGTCAAGGGCCGGTATCTCAGCCAGGCCGTGCTTGAGTACCTGCGCCACCCGATCGCGCTCACAAACCAGGTGCGCGAGCTCTCGGGCGAGATGCGCAACCGCTCCAACACGCTGGACCGCGACATCCGCGACCAACTGCGCAACCTCACTGGCCAGACCAGCGGCTACGCGCAGGTGCAGCGCTTTGCCTTCCACGGCATCGCCATCATGGACACCATGGTCACGGTGCCGACCTGGATGGGTGCATACCGCCAGGCGCTCGACGAGGGGGCCAGTGAGGAAACTGCACTCTTGGAAGCCGACGCCGCGGTGCGCATGACCCAAGGCGCAGGCGGGGCCAAGGACCTGGCGGCGATCCAGCGCAACAACGAGCTGGCCAAGTCGGTGACCATGTTCTATTCGTATTTCTCGGTTCTCTACAATCGGATGCGTGACATGGGCCGCGACGTGCAGGAGATCCGCGATATGCCGCGATTCCTGTCTCGGGTGTTCTTCACGGTCATGGTGCCGGCTGTCTTGGGTGAATTGATCCTCGGACGCGGCCCGGATGATGACGAAGATCCGGCGGCCTGGACGATCCGCAAGGTGTTGCTCTACCCGATGATGGCCATCCCTGTCTTGCGTGATGTGGTTTCCTCAATAGACAGCGGTTATGACTATCGTTTCTCGCCACTGGCCAACGTGTTCGACAAGGTCGGCAAGGCGGCCACGGCGACGGGCAAGGCGATCGAGGGCGACATGGAGTGGGGCGAATACTCCGTGAAGGTCGGCGAGACGATGGGCTATGTGTTCGGCGTGGCCGGCACGGCCCAAATGGCTGCCACTGGAAAATACCTGTGGCGTGTAAGTGAGGGTGAAGAAAACCCCGACAATATCGCAGAGCTGCTTGCCTATGCACTGCTCGGCAAGCGTAAAGAGGACTGATAAATGACTGTCGCATCCAGCACGAACCGCGTCGATTACACCGGAAACGGCTCGACGACCGTTTTTTCCTTCACGTTTCGCATCTTTGCGGCCTCCGATCTGGTGGTTACCAAGGCAGATGCGGATGGCGTGGAGACTGTCTTAACGCTCAACACCGACTACACCGTGACGGGTGTGGGTTCGTACAGCGGCGGGACGGTCACCATCTCGCCGGCGCTCTCGAGCGACTACAGCCTGACGATCCAGCGGGTGCTGCCGCTCACGCAAGAGACTGACCTGCGCAACCAGGGCCAGTTCTTTGCCGAGACGCACGAGGATGTCTTCGACCGCATGTCGATGATCAACCAGCAGCTCCAAGAGCAGCTCGACCGTGCGGCCAAGTTGCCGGTGACCAACACCGCCGACGCCGATGCACTGGTCGCCGACATCGTCTTGCTGGCCGACAACCTCTCGGATCTGAACACGATTGCCGATGCGATCTCCGACATCCAGACCGTGGCCGACGATCTGAACGAGGCGACCTCTGAGATTGAAGTGGTGGCCGGTTCAATTACCAACGTGAACACGGTGGGCAACAACATCACCAACGTGAACACCGTGGCGGGCGTGAGCTCGAATGTGACCACTGTGGCTGGTGTCGCGGCCAACGTGACCACGGTCGCCGGCATCAGCTCTGCGGTCTCTGGTGTGGCGGCGATCAGCTCGGCCGTGTCGGCGGTCAACAGCAACGCGACCAACATCAACGCGGTCAGCGGCAACGCCACCAACATCAACACCGTGGCCGGCATCGCGTCCGATGTGGACACCGTGGCCGGTATCGCCGGCGACGTGGCTGCCGTTGAGAACATCGCCTCGAACGTGACGACCGTGGCAGGGATTGCAGCCA